CGTAATTTTTTTATGTTTGCATCAACCATTACGTCACCCCAATAGAAAATCTAAATTCAACGTAGTTGTTTGTATTAGGAGATTTAATAATTGTTGTAGCATCATCATTCTTAATGACAGAGTATCCAGTTAAACCATATAATGGATTAACCGTTGCTATGTTTTCAAGTCTCATTGCATCTAATGCAATATAATAATCTGAAGTTGGATGCAGGCCTCCGCTTAAACTATCAAAAATAGAAACATAAATCTTTACCACGTTAACTGCATCCCATGTAAAGTTTTGACTCTTGTATAATTCCTGCAATTGTTTTGAAACAACAAAGTATCTGTTTGTTGCAAAGTCATATCCATCAACACCATCTTCAATATTAACTTCAAACCTAGCATAGATGCTTGGATTTGTTTGGTCAGTTCCTGCAAAGTCAACAAGAATTCTTATTGTATCTGGGACTGACGCAGACCCTCCATCCTTATTTACTAAAGAAAATGCAAGTTTTAATTCATCAATTGGAGAGTTTCTTGAAAAGTCAACGTTTGGAGAAGTAAGGTGTATATGATTTCCAGAATCAATAACAATATTGTCAACTCCACCAGACCCACCACCACCCAAACTTAGGTCTGAGTCATCTCCCTGCATCAATATTGTATTATTTAAAAACCTTGCTCTTTCATATCTTGCGACACGATCTGTATTATAAAAAATAGAATTATCTGCATTGGTCTGGAATACACCATTTGCTGTTCCTGTTGCATTTATTATATCGTCATCGTTGGGATCTAGTGGCACAGAAACTACTGGAATTGCTATTGCAGCCGTGGCTGTATGGTATTCCCAGTTTTCTCCCTGGGTAAATGCAAAGACTGTTTTGCTATCCTGTGCTCCAGCAGATGGGTTAGATCCTGCAGAGTATAAACCTACTTCTGTTATTTCATATCTTTCTTCTGTTGGTAGTTCTGCGGTAAGTACAATTTTATCAATACCGTTTTCATTTACAAAGCCTCTAGAAGATATAGGAACTCTAAACATCTCAAAGTCAAGGCTTTCTTTTGTCGCAAAGTTATCTGCAACATCTTCTGTTTGAAGTGGGATAGGTCCACAACCAACGGCTAAATATGAGGCATAGGCTGGTGCCTGACCAAGCATATATTTTCCAATAATGCTCTTACCTTTATTAGTTATCATGACGTAGTTGCTCCAAAGTCTGCTTCATATATTGTACCATTTAACGACACTTCAACTTCAAAGAGTTCATCTTTGTTTAAATTAACTCCCTCAATAATTAGATCTCCAGTTACATCGTCAAAATAAACATTTGAGCCGTTAGGTCCATTGCCTTCAACAGGGACTTTCTCTTCAAACTTTATAGGAAAGTTGGCAAAGTACTTTTCAGAAGTAGCCTGTAATCCAAGAATATTATTTGGGTTATATTTTTGTTGAATTAGTCCCAGGTTTTTGATTGGGGTGTAAGATATTTGCTGTCCGTTAATAATGTCGTTTCTAGCAATATTTATTAATTCGTGACCACCAATATCCTCAAAAATTAAATCAGCCATTATCTCAATAGACATAGAATCATCATTAAATAATACTGTATCTATTGGTGCTGTCTTTACTGGATTCGGAGGTGGACTACTTGAAACAGATGTTGATGATGGTGTTTGTGGAGTTGCTGATACCATTTTTATACCTCACTTAAATAAATTGTCATGCTTGGTCCAGAAACAGACCTAGCGTATTCTATATTATAAATAACAAACCTTGAAATATCAGAGGTAATTAAATCAAGTCCTGATGAATCTTTGTAGTCTACTGTGACTATGTCTCCAAGTTGCAAGGTTGGTATGCTAAATAAATTAATACCGATAGATTTTTTTGGAACCATAACTTTATTTATGATCCAACCCAACATGGCTTCTGCATCATCTTGTGTTTGTATGTATGTACTATCAATACTAAATTCATTTTTTCCATATGTTAGTCTACTTAATTTAATTTCATCATACCTTGATTTTTCAACTAGTGGTGAATAGGTAAGTGTGCTACCTACTAACTCTGGGTCAGACAAATTACCACGCTTTTTAAAGAACTCGTCTACCGTTAGTTCATGAGTTGTATCTTGAGTAAAAGTAATCCCTTGAATTCTTAAAAAATTGCCAGTTGTTTCATCTAGGTTTAAGGCTTTGTCTGTTGAGTTAAAAACTAAAAACTCAGCACCATAAGAGTTTGCGTAAAACCCAGAGGTTGTGTATCCCTTTGTTTTGCTAAACGTTGGCGATAGTTGTGCATAAAGTGCTGGGTAAGCACGATCATACTTAACATCAAAATATGCACATTCACGCATAATGGAACCAAACTCTTCAAAATACATATTATAGTTTGGTGGCTGTTGTGAACTTATTCCAGATAGATATGTTGATTGGACAACACCACTCATAGCATATTTTCTAAAAGACTCATTGACATCAACTTGTGAATCACCAAACTGTTTTGACAATGTGTCTCCCACAACAAAAGATGTGTTTTGGCTATAGTTTTGTGACAGAGCGTAAATGTTTTCAAACATACACTTAGACGATCCACGAACAAATAAAGCCATGTTGTTGTAGGCTGGCAGTGGATCATTATCATCTACTACTTTAATAAGTTGGTTATTTATGTATAAATAAAACCTTCTTGTTTTTCCAATGTCTTGATACTCTACTGATAAATCATACACTGTTGAATTCTCTTCAGCAGCCATTCTTTGTTGTCCAGAAAACTTACCATCATCTACAAGTATTTTTGCTAAACCACCCCAGAGTTTAACTGGAATTGCATTAGTATTGCTAGAGTCTTTTTTAATTTTATAAAACACAACATTATTAATTGATACCTCTGCTTGATTTTCTTTATTTAATTTTAAATAAGGAGTAATATTATCTTCACTTAGGGCAATTATTTCAAAATAATATCCGTTGTTTGTTTCTGGATTTAATAAAACCGCAAGACCTCCAGAGCCTCCGCCAATGTTAACGTTCTGATCTGGCTGGCTTCCGCTAACTTGATAATAAGGAATGCTACCAAGTGCTGTTTGCGTTGAGGCAATATTATTTTGAATTTTACCTACGATACGCATTCTTGTTCCAAAATGTCTATATGCATTATCTAAGTTTTTATAAACATATGAAACAAAGTTTAGTGGTGTTTCCGTAGTTTTAAATGCTGGTCCGTTAAATACCAAAGCAGATGACTGAATTGTTCCAGTTTGTGTTGATGGCAAACTATTAATATCCGTATCTGTTAAATTACTTGTTGCCATAAAGTTTTTGATTATGCTATTTCTTGTTGACTGTCCTGCAATTGTATTGCTGACTCCTGCTGCACCAGTAGTTGTTGCTGGTAAAGTTACATTTTCATCTAGCGTAGTTGTAAATAGATATTGAGTTTTCATGTCAACACCACGGACATTACTATTATTGGTCCAATAAGTATTTACTCCAGCGTAGTGATCAGTTATTTTTGTTCCAAATTGACCACGACCATGGTCTACAACCGCTCCATTTTGAAGTCTGCTTATTCCATTGACTGTTTCGTAGTATGGGGTTGAGTATATTCTTACTAATCCTGTTGGATATATTTTTCCATTAAATGGAACAGATGCAAAGTATTTTTGATATTCCTGATTGCTACTAATCCAAACATTTCCAACACCTGTTATGCTAAATTCTGCGGCATCGTATTTAATAATCTCCCCGTTAGAATACAGGTATCCGTTATATCGTGTTAGCCAATATACGTTTTCTCCAAGATCAATTATGTTGTTTACTACAGCGTGCCCTGAAACCGTAGGAGCAACCGCAAGAATATCTGAATTTAATGGCATCGCTCCAAGAACATAACTACCCTGCTTAGATGCTAACTCGTTTATGGTTTTTGTTGAATCCGTTCCAGCAACTTCCCACAAAAGTGATGGCTTATAAATCCATGTCTTTTCTTTATCAATCATACTTGACTGCTTTATTGAACCATAAGATCTTTGAATATATCTTGTTGTATAATTAATTTTTCCATCATTATAAACTTTTTTATCTTGTGATGCAATAGATAGTATATTTGGAAGTTTACCAGATGTAGCATTTTCTATTACGCCAGAGTCTGTTTGATTGTTTGATCCAGAAATAACAAAGTCTGTTTCTCTTTGTTCTAATGTAGGCATTAAGTAGTCTTTGCTCATTACAACAAAGTTATTATACTCATCAAAGAACATTGCGGTTTGTGTAGATATGGCTAATTGATTTAAAACTTCTGCAACGTTTTGGTCTGGAGCAATAAAGAAGTATGGAATAATTGGATCATTCTCTCCGTCAACTCTTTTAAAAGTATAGTTGCTAAATCCAATATAGTCAAGTAAAAGCGATACTGCATAACTTAAAGATGTCTGAGTAGTTAAAAGTCTTGGTGCAGGCATTGACTCTAGGAAAAAATAAAAATCTCTTAACTCTAAAGAAAGAGTTGCAGCAGTAACATCTGCCTGTGGGAATCCTTCTGAGTATAATGTTTTAATAGGAACTGAATATTCATCTCCCTCAACATTAAAAATTGACTCATAAAAAAGAAACTTAATATTTTTTCTAATATAATCAGAAACAATGCTGGCAGGGTTATTTTCATTAAAGGCTTGGTCATCATCAAATAAAGACAAAGATCCAGTTGAGGCAAGCAGTTGTCCTACTGGTAAAGATGTTGTGCCTATGTCTGATAAAATTTTCTTTATATTAAAATCAATAACCTTATTTGATATATCTACGACTAGTCTAGGTGACATTTCAATTAAATCAAAAGTAGAATCAAACTTGTTCATAGTTTCTACAACGATTCTAATGCCACGAATATAAGCAAACTCTCTGTATGTTGTTAAATTGTTTGAGTCGTTAGTAAATAATTCTGGGCTTGTTAGGTCTGTAACTAGTTTTGTTGAACGATTTAAAACTCCAGAACCAAGAATCCATCCGTATTGTGGAATAAATGTATCATATTCTGCATTTGCTTCATCCCAAATATAAAATAAACCACGTTCGTTTTCATTTTCAACTACAAGATATGCGTACCCATTAATTGAATCTTCTGGAAGCAGGGTGCTAGATGATAGTTTTTCTGCAAATGTAAAGTTTGTTTTATATTGATCTGGGATCTTGAGTCCATACTCTAACTCAACATATCCGTCTTCAGGTATAATTACTGTGTCATCATCTCTAAGAGAGTTTTCATCAAATGAGTAAGCATCGGTCCAATCATTATTATTTAAATATTGAATCTTCCATCTAACTGGAGTTGTTTTATTTGTTGTCCCGTATAAAGGATCACCCAAAGATCCAGACTGAGTTATCATGGTTCCCATGTTTACTGTGCCAACGTTTGTTTGCATTTTTACAACAAGCCTATTTGCTGGAACAGCATTTTTATAAACAACAAAAGGAACTGCATCGTCAATATAGTTAAGAGAATTTAATATATTTTTTGCAACTCCTCTTTCAATATTGTCTTCAGTTCTAAAAGATGACCAATACTTAAACTCATCATATTTTGAGGGCATATAATATCTTGGTCTAAGAGTCATTGATGTTCCAGAGTTTGCAAGATATCTATTATTAAAGTAGGAGGCTTTGTTAATTCCAGATCTAGGTCTAAAAGGTTTTACACAATCCTCTAAAGAATAAAGCATTTTAACCTTTTCTTTAGTTGATGTAAAAAGTTGTGGTACCTCTAAGTTTGTATATCCGCCATCAATAACTACGTCTGCATCTGTTGCACCAGTATAATAATTCCCAGCATCTAGGTTATCAAAAGTTAAAGGAAGTGTTTTATATGTAACATCTGAGTCTAAAGGTCTATATCTATAGTTACCAAGTTTATGAATATTATCTGGCATATTCATGTTCCACTCAGCCAAAACTAATGACTGAAGGCTTACGGTTGACGATGTTTCTAAATGTGTCTTTAATGTCTCACTAACAAACATTTAGACCTCTTCCAGTGTTACCGAAATATTCCAAAGATCATGGTTTGAGCCACCACGTTTTACAACAGAATAATTAAAGTCTGCAATATAAACCTGAACGATTTGATTGTATTGAGCAAGGTGTGTGTAATCTGCATCAGTCTTACCAAAGTTTGAATACTTGTCGTATGCCATAAACATCCAAAAAGGTCCTGTGTGATTTTCATACCAGTCAAGTAGTTCTACTCCACCTGCACCACCATCTGCTGTGTATTCACCTGTTGTCTTTTTGTCAGGAGATAAGCCAGTAGCCAAAAACCCTGCATCTTGAAAGTATGACCTTGATGGTAAATTATTCCAAGAAACAGACATTGTTAGTTTATCTGCTATGTGATATGAACGCATACGTCCATTAATGGTTCTTTGTCTTTGCTCTATTCTTGTGGGGGTAAAATTTAATTCCCCACGATTATGGTCTGAAAGAATAAGAAACTGATTAATTAGATCTGGATCTGTAGAGGCAGCAAAGTTACCTTGCACTTCATAGCCAGTGGGCAGGTATACCCCATTAGAGAGCGTACCAGGGTTCTCAGACCACAACAGAGCCTGGGGGCGTTTATACCTACGTCTACCTGTTAAATACGCTGCTGTAGCCATTTAGTCCCTTTGTGTCCTAATTCTTTGTGAGTCAACTTGTCTAATTTGTGTCATAACAACTCTTGCAATATCCTGTGGATTTGCATCAGACTTAACATTGACGTTTAGATTATAATTATACACCTTTTCGCCTTCGTATGATCCTCTATTGATAGCCTTCATTTTATCAACACCATATGAGTCAACTGCATACTTGCTCATTACAAATTCTCCAGGTGTAAGCATTGCTGGAATAATGTCTGTTCCTCTTGACATTCCCCCTACCGCAAAATATTTAGGAACCATTCCACCAGAAGACATAGCCATCATACTAGATCCGCCACCGCCACCGCCACGCATATTTGGATCAACTGTTGGCAATGTTGCATCATATGCTTTTTGTTTTGCTTTAAGATCTGCTAAAAGTGCATTAATAATAGTGCTATTTCCAGTAACAAGTCCTGCTTCATAATCTGCTTGTGCTTGATCAAGTTCTGAAACTACGGCTATAAATTCGTCTAGTGCTGCTTCATCTGCTGCAGTACTTTCTGGTGGAACATATTCAGTTTCTGAAGTAAATGATCCACTTGATGATAGATTATTAAACTTACCCATATTTGCAAATATTGCAGCAAGTTCTTTGGCTAATCTAATTGCTTCTGTAATTGCCCCTTGTAAATCAATTGTTTCTGCTTCTGCTGCTGCAATTCCTGCTTGAACTTCTATCCATTCAAGTTCTAGTTTATTTAGTTTATCTAATTCTGCCTGCTTTTCATTTTCTATTGCAATTAAACTATCTTGTTTTGTTCTAAGGTTTTGCTGTTCTGTTAAGAGTCTTCCATTTGTTATTGCATAAATCTTATCTTCTTCATTACGAATGTCAATTAAAATTTGTTTTCTTAGATTTTCAAGAGGAAGAATGTCATTCTTTTTAATCTTTGCAATTTTGGCTTCAAGGATTTCTCTACCTTCTTCAAGTTTGTAAATTTCTTGAGTTATTGCAAATTGGCGCTCCTCAATTTCTAATCTAGTTTTACCACTAGCAGATCTTAGGTTTGCAATTTCTTGTTCTCTTGCTACGTTTAATAGATCTCCAGTACCAGAGGCTGCCTTCTGTGCTGCTGTAGATCGCATATCTTGTGCTATTTGTGCTGCTGCAGAAATGTCTCCTTGTGACAAAGCATCAGCAAGAGATATTCTTTGTTTTTCTTGTGTAATTAAATCTTGATTTATTTCAGAGATTTTATTTAAGGCTTCTTCTTGTGCATCATATTTCTTATTAATTGCACCCGCAGCCTTGTCAATTAAAGTTAAATCATTTGATAGATCAGAAGCCTCTTCTTGAAACACTGCAATTGGTTCATCAAATTTAGTAGAAATCTCATCTTGAATTGCAGTAATAGCCTCTTCAAATTTTCTAAGTGGAATTGTAACTTTATTTTGAATGTCTGCTTCTTTTGCATTTATTCCTGTCTGAATGCCATCAATTTCTTTTTCAATAGCATTAACAGCATCTTGTGCTTCTTGAACTGCCTTTTCACCATTAAAGATTCTTCTTGCAAAAGATTCTCCTGGTCCATCTCCGTCAGGATCTAAACCTTCAATACCCTGTCTCGCTAATGAGAAGAACCTGTTTACTTTATCTTCTACTCCAGAGAACTGGTTTTGTAAATATGCTAATGGGTCTTGTGTTTTTGCTAAATCGTCTTGTGCTGCTTTTTGAGCCTTAAATATAGTAACAAGCCTACTGACTTCTTCTTCTGTTTTTGCAGAACTTAGCGCAAGAGCAAAATTTGCGTCTGCAAGCATTTCTGCAGATAACTTATTATCTTTTACTGTTAGATTAAGTCTAATAAATTCTGCTTTTTGTACAATTAGAGCATTGGTTGATTTTCTTAAATCACTTTCAAAGTCTCCAATTTCTCCCTCTTTAAATATATCTAAAAGCAACTCTCCATTTTTAGTTAATTCAACAATTCCATTTTTTAATTTTCCTGTGTCTAGGAATGTTGCCAATGAATCAATTCCACCTTTTTTACCCTTTGGGTCTAAACTAGCAATAAAGTCAATAAATTCTTGTGGTGCTTTTAGGTTTGAAATTTGTTGGTCTAAACCATCAAATATTGTTATCTCACCCTTGCCCTTTGCAATAAGTCTTCTAAGTTCTGCTATTGGATCTTTGGCTACTATGTCAGCACTTGCATCTCTTACTCTTCTTATTTTATCTAGAATATTATCAAGGAATGTATTTCTTGTTCCCTTTTCACCTGTATTATTTGAAGTATTATTTAATTTATTAAGTGCTTGTTGATAACCAATAATGTCTTCTACCTGATTCTGTATATCTTTAGCAGCGATCTCTTTACCTTTTTGTGTAAACTCACCCGTTGATGTTACTATTGTATTATAAGTAAGAGTTCTAACTTGATCACGAGCCTGCTCGTTTCCAATACCAGCCGATGCTGTCTCTGCTTGATTCTTTGCCCATTCTAGTCTTGCTTCTTTGCTTGTAAAAATTGTGCTAAACATAGAGATGTATGTTTGAATTGCAGTTTTTCTTAATTCTGGATCCAGCCCCTTATAATATTCCCAATTATCGCTTAGGGCTTTTATTCCACCCTTATCAAATCCTTCTTCTTTTAACTTTAATTCAATTTCTTTTTGGGTTACAGTTGGCATATTTTCAATTATAGTATTAAACTTAGTTATTTTAGCCAATAGAGTTGGGTCTGATTTTAGTGCCAACTCAATATTGATTTCTTCGTTATCCATTTGCATTAATAGTTCAAGCGTAGAATACTGTGCCTGGAATTCTGCATCTGAAAGACCAGGAGCAGATAGGTCAACGATAATCTTTTTAGCCAACTCTTGATCTTCAAAAGTTCCAACAATCGATTGTAGTTTATTTAAGTCATCTATTCCTTGAACATTTAGATATGCATTAAGTGTTGTGTTTAATGTTTCTTTATCACCCGCAAATAAATTAATAAATCCTGATGCTTGTCCAGGGCCAAACTGTCCAGAAGAAACTACTGCCTCTATCTTTGCTCTTACTACAGACTGTCCCATTTGTGCAGTTTTAGCAAGCAATAGTTCGGCATCTGATTCTTGCTTTGTACCCTTAAATCTAGATCGAACTGCTTCTGCACTTCCAGTAAAGAATGCTGTTTTTTCTGTTGCCGAAGACAGTTCAAGTTGTTTTTCAATGCCTTTTGTGACTTTGTCATTCATTGCTCTAAGTTTGCTTAATGATGCAGTTCTCTTTGACTCTAAAGTGTCAATTTCTTTTTGGATTAGTGCTTGTTTTTCTAAGTCTTTTGTTGCTGCTTTTTCTGCTTTTAATTTATCAATACTTTTTGATGTGCTAACATCTATGCCATCAATTTGTGCTTGAATTGCTTCATATGCTTGACTTGCCATTCCTGAAGCAAAGGCAGAGTTTTGTTTAATTGAATTTTTAATAGTAGCAACTCTTTTTTCAGCATCTCTAAATTCTTTTTCTATTGCCTTAGATTCTTCTGGAGTGATTATACCTGCTGCCTCGTCTGCTAATGCTAAAGAAAACTTAGCACTTAATGCATTTTTTTGCTGTTCTGCTTTAGCCAACTGCTCTTGAAGGTTTGGAACTAATGCATCAAACTGATTCACTACTTGTTCTGCAATCTTAATTCTAATTTCAAATGGCTCTTTAGTTAAATCTTTTCCATCTACTGTAAGAAGTTGCTGCAATTGTCCTTGAATCTTAAGTCCAAGCACCTTGTCCTTAAACTCAATTCCAACCTGGTCTGCAATGCTTGCAGCCTGTACTGCATCTATAACACCATCAGATACATAACTTCCTAACTTAAGAGAAAATTCTTTCATAGCAATATCTGGCATTATTTTAAACCTTGTTTCAAATGCTGCAATATCTGCTTTTCCTACTTCGCTTTGTAAGAATGCACTGCCAAACTTTATACCTTTGCGCTCAAAAGAAAAGTCTCCGCCACCAGATTCTCTTTTACGTGCTGCAAGTTGTGATGCACCAACCTTGCCAGAAATTTCTCCAACTTGTTGCATCTTTTTTGTTGTAGCGTATAGTTCATCTACAAGCCTTGCTTCTGCTTTAATAGCATCGCTTTGCTTTTTATTAAATAACCAAATACCAGCAACCACTGCCCCAATTGCAAGCGGTAGTCCAATAAGTGGATTCATAAGCATTGGGAGTAACAATAAGATACCTTGAAGACCAAAAACAAATGGCATAATCTTTGTTGCCATTTCTCCAATTTTGCCACCTGCAAATGAGGCACCAACGGTCAAAGCACTAAGTGCTCCAACACCAAGATTTGCTTTTGCTCCAAAAGACTTAAGGCTTTCTTTTGATAGCCTAGATGCCTTTGTGGTTTCATCAGTTGCCTTGGTCAGATTTTCGGTAGCCTTAATTGCTTCTGCATTTACTCTCGTGCCTGCCACAATCTGTGATTGTGTCGTAAACGGATCTGCTAAATTTGTTGGTACTGGTGCAGTTGCAAACCCTGGAACAAAATATCTACCAGCACGTCTTGCTGGTGTTTGTACTACCTTCTTGCCTTCTGGAAGGACGGTAAATTTCTTGTCTGCTAATTTTCCAGTTGAAGGCTTTGCTCCCTTTGGCTTTTTCTTACCCTTAATTTTTTCTATCTTTCCAGTTTTTTCATCTAGAAGAGATTCTTCATTTGTAACAAATGCTGGCTGCACTGCAGAATGCATCTTATGAATACCACGCCAGTCTGTGTACTTGCCTTTTACAAGCCTTCTATACATATCTCTATATGCCCTGGCTTCATCTGGATTTGTCATTGGTATTGATCTAAGAGTTTCTTTTACTATTGGAGTAATTCTTTCTATTTCAGCAATCATTGCTCTGTGGTATTGATCTGCAGTCATCCCCTTTGGAATATTTGCAGTTGACAAAGCAAAGTCTTTACTTAGTCCACGACCTCCTGGTGCTCCAAGTAGATTAATTTCTGCTTGACCAAGCATTGAGTTTATGTTAGCAGAATAATCTCTTCTTCCAGATGCTCTATCAAATACTCCTGCTGCACCTGGATCTGTCACAATATTACCAGACAGGTTTCCTCGTTTTAGATCTTTGTCTCCACGAAGTAAAGATGCTGTTAATTGTTTAAAATATTGTTTTTTTGTAAATTTCCCTGTCATTTTTTCTTCTGCAAATCTTGGATCAAAGGCAGATTCTAAAACAATAAGTTTTCTTCTTTTATTATTTGGATCTACCATAGTTCTCATAACTTGTTCAGGTGCTGTTAATCCAATTGCTTTATGAATTTTATTTATATTTAATTCAGCCCTTGCAGATTTTTCATCAACCATTGGTTTAACAAATACTCTAGTACCATCTGGTTTTTCGTATACTCCACCAATGGACCTATCACCTGGAAAACTATATCCTGCTGATTTTGCTATTTGTTTTCCAAAGTCTGTAGGCTTAACTTTTGCCATGCTGCTAGACTTTACTTCTGCATCAATTCTTTTCATTTCTGCTAAAGACTCTTTACTTAATCTTTTCTTTGTTACTTTATCACTTTCGGATGCAAGAGCCTTTAAATCTTCACGCTTTCCTCGTCTTCCTCTTACTCTTTTTGAACCATGACTTAGATTTATTACTTCATTTGGAAAACGTGGGTCATAGCCATTAATAGACCCTGCAACAACTTTACCCCGTGAGTTTGTTCTTGTTACAACACTATGAACTCCTGTTGGATACTCAAATCCTGGATCTCCTAAAACTTGAGAAAGTTTTTTCCCTGGTGGAACTGGTTTTCCGTTATACTCTAAAGCATCTCCGTCTATAATTACAACATTTTCACCAAAAATTTTGTGCCCTTGTGCCCGAGCACGATCAATTGCACCAGGTGCTGGTGGATGAATATTGCCTTTCTTTACGGCTTCTTCTAATACTGCTACAACCTTTTTTGGGTCATTAGAAATTCCAGTAAGACCGTACTCTGCATTAGCCCTTAATTTTTTATCCATTGACTGATATGTTGGAGTTGTCTTTATACTTTCTGGTAAATCTTGAAAAGATCTTTTAATTATGTCATCTGTAACTTTGCCGTTATTTTTAGCGGCTTCTTCTCTAACTTTTGCAAGCATTGCATCATCAATAACTTTATTATCTTTACCGTGAAGATTCTCTATTAAGTCTCTTCCATCGGCATTCCATTTCCCTGGGCCTTTCTTTTGCCATTCTTGTTCAAAAGATGCAAGGGAAATTCCACCTGGTTTTGCTAAATTTATATTTAAGATTTTATCAAATGCAAAACCTAATCCACCATAACTACCCATGGTAGGAGATTTGCCTTGAGTTCTTTGAACTCCTTCAGAAAATTCAATTCTTGCTCTATCGTAGTCACTTAATCCAGGAGTCTCTCTTAAATATTGTTGTGTAGAAACACTTTCTGATCTTCCAACATGTGTAAAATCATCCTTTGGAGACATCTTTCTTTTGTTTTTGCTTGCTTGAGTTACTTTTTTAGTACCTTCACTAAACCCTTGAAGTTTTCCATTAACCATTGCATCAATAATTGGCTGGAACTGAGGATTTTGTGCAATAGGTGCTGGTATAACTGCTTCTCCAGGAGTAAGCATTGATGGTACTGTATCTTTGTTTCCCGTACCTGGAACATATGTTTCTCCCTTAGCATAACTAAATGGAATATTCTTTACTCCAGGCTTTCCTCCAGGAGCAGCCTTTCCAGCCCTTGTAGCCATCATTCCTGGATTTGCCATAGCAAATTTTGTTGCTGCAACTGTTGCTGCAACATATGCTGAACGCAACGCCGTTACTGCACCTGTCTCTAATTGAAATTGCTGTGTAAGTCTTGTATGTGCTTGATTAAGAGATGCAGCAACTGTTGTTGCCTCAAGTTGTTCTGCTGTTAAATAATTAGTTGATGCTCCAAGACTAGATGAGTCTTTAGTCATTTTTAAGAATCCAACACGAAGTGCTAGAAATAGTTTAATGATATTAGCAAGACCATTAGCCAACAAGCCAAATGTCATAAGTAATACTGGCCCAATAAATCCAACAAGGCCTGTTGCAATTACAATAAACTTTTTTGTTCCGTCTCCTAGATTATTGAACTTATCAAGTACGTTTCCAATAACTTTTATAATTGGTGTAATTGCTTCTAAAAATGTTTTACCAATTGGGGCGATAGTTAATTTAAGAGTTTCGACTGCTTCTTTAAAGTTTGTTCCTACAGCATTTTCTACTGTTTTTAATTCTCGTTCAGAAAGGATTGCAAGTTCTTCTACTTCCATCTTAGAAAGTTCTAGAACCTTGTTAGCCTGTGTTCCTTCTTTTGTTATATTTTGGAATAGTGTTGATAGACGTGCAAACTGAAACTTACCAAATAATTGCTCAATTGCTCTTGATCGATCAAGTGGTGCAAGAGTATCTAATGCTTGTGCAAATCCTATTACTGTACTTTTGATATCGCCTTGATTAGATTCAACAATGCCCTTGATGTTTACACCAAGATCTGCAAGCATTCCTGCTGCTTTTTTAGATGGATTAATTAATGATGCAAGGCCAGACTTTAATGCGTTAGCACCTTCCGATGCATTGATTCCGCCTTCTTTCATGGCGGTAAGGAAGAATGCTAAGTCTTCAACGTTTCCACCAAGTTGCTTTATAACTGGTCCAGCCTTTGGAATTGCAATTGTTAAATCTTCAATAGATGTTACGGTTTGGTTTTCTACTGAGTTAAGGAAGTCAATCTTTCCTGCTAGATCTTCTGCAGCAAGTCCAAATGCATTAGTTAATGATGTTGTTGTTTCAAGGGCTTGCTCTTGCTCAACGTTACCAAGAACTGCAAGCCTTGTTGCCTGTGCAACTTGAGCAGTAAGTTCTGCTCCAGTTTTACCCATTGCTGCAGCAGATGCAGCCATTTCCATAGTTTTACTTACCGCAACACCGTACTTAGTAAATTCTTTTGCTAGTAGTTCAACATCTTTAAGTGCTTTATTTGTTTGATCACTTGTTGTAAACATGTCACCATAAACACGCTTAAATTTAAGAGCCTGCTGCTCAAGATCCATAAATACTTTTCCAGCAACGGTTCCAATATATAGAAGTGGTACGCTAAAGCCAACCATTAACTGACGGCCAGCCCATTGTGTATTTTTACCAAAGTTTAAAAGATTTGTTGAACCCTGTCTAACTAGTTGATTAAAGATTGCTTGTTTTTGTGCTGCTATTGCTGTTTGTGTTGCTGCATCCTTCATGTTTAATGAATGAGGAGTAATAGACATTGCCCTTGTTGCGCCTTGTGCATCTTTACCCATTTTAATATATTGGGTTTGCATCTTCTTTACACGCTCTTGTGCTACCTTGGCAATTGTGTCAAATTCTGATTTAAAAAGTTTACCAAAAGTTTTAGTTGATCCAGCAGCATACTTAAAGTATTGACCCATGGATAACTTATTGGTTTCAAGAGCATGGGTAAATGACTCAGTGGATGTTCTTACAAGACCCATCTGAGCATGAAATTTACCAGTAGCATTGATTGCATTTAAAAGGTTAGTCTGTAAACCCTTTTGAGCGATAGCAGCCGAAGCACTACCTTTTGCCACCTGTTGATGAAACGTGGCAATCTGACGTTGTAAAGCCTTGAGTTCCGCTAATGCTGATGCGGCATTTATATTTATGCCTATATTAGCATTAACGTCACTCATGAACTTACACCTCTTTTATTTAGTTATTTGCAAGTACTGTATTTAGTAGTGCACTAGCATCACTAAGTTTTACTCCAGATGCTGCTTCAATAATATTGTAGACTGTTGGTAGATCTAAAACATCTTCCAACTTTGCTATATCCCCAGCCAATTCTGGCTTGTACTGCTCCATTGCAATCTGTACGCATTCAATAAGAAGAGCCATAGACTTTTCGTTATCTTCTGCTACTAAGGCTACCTGCTCAAACTTCTTCATAAATGGGCGAAGCAAAGAAATCTTTAAAGGACGTACCTTTATCTTTGTTCCATCCATAAGCGTTAGTTCTGCCCCCTCATACACTGTTGTTGCCATTGTATTTCCTCCTGTTAGATTATATCAATTATAGCACAAATAGGCTATTTTTAAGTTATTAAACATTTTTACTTCATTAGGCTTGGGTCTCTTTCGTCTCCATAATCAAGACCCATTCCAATTCCAAACCCTGCCTTTTGAGCATTAACTCCTTGTAAAGCCAAGACATCATTACTATCTGTTGCTTTACCACCGCTAAATACTCTTGCCTTCATGTCTTCCCATTCTTTCTGTCCTTTGTTTTCATTCTTATCCCCGTCTAAATCCACGCCTTGAATTGCTGCAAGAAATTTCTTTTCTGAGTAATCTAACTCTCTAAGTACTTCAAGAGTAGCCATAAGTTCTGGCATTGACAGAGATGTTTCTAGTTCTTGATAATCTTTCCATATACCCAGCAAAAATACTTCTGCTTCAAGTTTTGCCAAGTCTAATGTTTCCCAGGTTTCTCCACTTTTTTCTGCTTGATTTTTTACTGGATCTTCAGATTTTTGATTAATTTTAATTCCAGCAGAAGAATCTAATATTTTATAAATTGTAGGCATGTCAAAATTATCTTCTACATCTTTAACGGTAGATGATATTTCTGGACAGTACTGCTTCATACATATACGAACACACTCTACCAGGACAGCAATAGATTCATCATCGCTTTTTGCTTCTTTTATATTTTCAAATACCTCCATAAATTCACGAAGGTACCTTATCTTTAATGGTATGATTTCTAATTCTTTGCCATTAAATAAAGAGATTATTTGATTTTTATATATTCTGGTTGCCATTATACTTAATTCTACCACAAACAAAAAACCCACCTCCAATTAAGGAAGTGGGCTAGTTGTAATCTAAACTAGATTATTATGATGCAACTGTGTGTGTACGGTCAATGATCTTGCCGTATGTTCCTGATGTATCTTCTGGTAGCAGACGGAATGATACTTCAAACATTGAAGCCTCATCACGCTTTGCTGATACTGTAACATTCTCAATTGAGAGTGCACGGTATCCGATGTATACACGCTCTACTGCAGCAGAATCTTCACAGTCACCTGTGCCAGGTCCTACAGCAACGATACCACGCTCAACTGGACATTCTCCGATGTCTCCAGCAGAAAGTGTTAATGTACGTCCAGCAGATGAAGACTTTGTTCCAGTCAAATCATCGTTATTACCCGCTAGGGCCAAGAGAAGGTTCTCTAGAGTTGCCTCAGCAAAAGCAGTTGCAACGCTAACTTGCATTCCCTGCTTGTAAAGTTTCGCAACGTCAAGAATCTGGTCTACCTGGACTTCACCGAAGTCTGGTTG